AAAGCAATCCTCAAGTGGGTCAAATGGCCAAAAGGCACACCCACTGGTGATGCTTTACGCGAGTGGTTGGCGTCGTTTGACCAGAAACCTCAAACACCCGCGCCAGAACTTGATATGGCAAAAATCAAAGCTGAAGGCTTCGGGCCTGAAGCTCATGACGACGATCCAACCGCCAACACTAAGATGATCACCTGATTGTTCTTGTGCTATAAAAGGCATACCTCTCCAGCAGTGTCCGGCAGCTCTCCTAAGCCTTCCACCGCAAGGTGCTCCGTTTAGGCCAGTTGTCCTCGCTGCAGGCCAGGTTGTCAGTTTTGCACTCCCGCCAACCGTAATGCAGGTTGTGCCGTGGTCGCTAAAAAGCAACTCTGACAAGCATTACTTGAGAGCCCCGTCTTTGGCGGGGTTTTCTTGTGTCAAGGCAGCGGAATCGCAGGGCCAGTTGCTGTAGGCAGCTCAGGAATTTCAGGCATAAGCTCTTCAACTTGACCCGGCACCATCTCAGTCACCGTGCCAGTGATGTCATCAGTGATGCCTGCTGCGTAGTCGTCAATCCATCCTGGAATGCGAGCAAAAGCAGCAATGCTCAGCCCGACCAACGTTCCAGACATCACAAAGCCCAGTACGCCGAGCAGGTTAAAGACCTTTTGCATGATGGTTGTCAAAGAAAAACCCCTTCCCGTGTGAGGCGAGGAAGGGGCGTATGCGTCTCTGCAGACTCAAACTAGCTCAGAATTTGTACTTCATGCCAGCTTTCAGGCCATAACCAGCGTCAAAGCCGTCGTACTTGGCATAGGACACTTCGCCATAAACATCCAGCGGTTCTGCCACAGGTGCAGACACGTTGGCCTTACCAGAAAAACCGACGGAGGTTTCGCCTGCATCAGGTTGCAGCCAAGAAGGACCGCCTTGGATGCTGAAGTTACCCTTTTCCCAGCCCACATGAGCATCGAAAACGGCACCGCCAAAGTCAGAACCAGACCAGGCACCGTTCCACTCAGGATTCAGATAAAAGCCGTCTGCGCGTGCAGACAGGGGGGCCAAGGCAAGAGCACCAGCGATGGCACCAAAAGCAAGACGCTTGATCATTTGGAAGAGAATTAACGTTTTCCTTGGCCACGATACTTCTTCCGTCCATGGGACGGTTTTGAATGTGATCCATTACCTTGACGTGTCTTTTTTGGCTTGCTAGGGACAAAATTTTGCCCGCTAAGTGACTTAGCCATCAGATACCGTCAGTTGAAGTCAGGTTCTGATATTTGAGAGCCAGACCTGTAAACAGACCATATTGAGGGTGTGACACTTGGTCACGGCCATCCAGGAAGAACAATTCTTCCAGCCACAGCGTTCTAGCCGCCATAGCCTGTACGTCTTCCGCACCAGGCTTAGCGGCGATCATCGGATCTGGACGCTTCATCACCAAGGAACTCCAGAACCGGAAACAGGAGTGCGCTGGATGTCGATCTGCTGTTGGAGCGCAGCTTCGATTTCAGCAACCTTGTCCGCACCACCAAGTTTGGCCTGCACAGCAGCGATTGCCCAAGATTCAGTCAGATCTGCATAGGCAGTCAAATCTGCATCATCCTCAGGCTGATCAAGACCGACGCTGCCATACGCACCAGATTCATAGGTGCCGTCGTTAGCTGTAACGGTGTAATGCACGGTTTGCACAGCACCGTTGCTCAGCTGACGATCCATGGTGCCAACGGCCCAAGTGAACGTTGTGGTGGGTGTAGACATTGGGAAAGTCCTTGCAGGTGAAGTTTAACTGCTGATTAGCAAGCCATCAGTACACAAGGTACGCAATAACTGCCATCCGCGTAAGTAGTAGAAACCGTGGTGCTAGTCACCTTGGCAATCGTCTTGGAACGCACGATGTCATCATCCTGGGGTTTTGCCGTTCCATCACCGGCAGACATCAGCAAATCACCGCGTGCAACGGTTGTGCCCTGTGCAATGCGGATCACAAAGTCACCCGTCATCGCGCAGTAGAAGTCGTTGGTGTAGGTGTCATCGTCATCGTCCCAGGCTTGAAAGACGCCGGAAACATTGACATCACCTTCGACGCTGCTTACCTGCATTCGGTTGAGCTGTTCGTTGTCCTCTTCGCCCCATTCGCACATCTCATCAAGGTTGCTCAGCACAGTGCCACGCAAAATCTCTGTGCGTTCTGCCCCACCTGTGAGTTGTGACCAACGGGTAAGGTGACCGCCGTTGTATGAAATAGTGGTACCAGAAACAGAAATACTTCCTTCGTTGTTGGAATCTTGAAAAAACTGAACAATATCACCATCGTTATTCAATCTGTTGACACGCAAAGCAACACCGCCAGCAACAGTGTGTGCAGCAAAATTTGACTTTCTAAATTCGTGCCCTTCGTCAACAATGCTGGCACTAGTTGTGTGAATTAACACATCCCCGCTACTTGTAATCCGCATTTGCTCGGCTCCACCTGTGCCAAAGCGCATAAAGTTTGAACCATGCTCATATTCAAAATATCCTGCATATTCGCCAGTGCCTGATGTTGCATCGGAGAAGTAAATTGAGCCAAAGTCGCTGGAACCACTGCGAATAGTCATTCCGCAGTCTCCAGTATCTGCAATAGTTAACTGTTCTCCAAAAGTTGCAAGACCTTCAGTTGTCGTACCAATCAGCAACCGCCCCGAACTGTCGATACGCATACGCTCAGTACCATTAGTGCCAAAAAGCATTCCACCATTTTCGTAATTCCATAAATATCCATTGCTTCCAGAAAGTTGAAGTTGCACTCCATCGCCATCTGCCGTCCCTGAAGATGAAGTATTGATAGAAATCGCGCTAAAGCTATTGCCGTAGACTACAAGTGGTCGATTGATTGTTGCCGTTCCAATTCCAACATTTCCAGAGCTGTCGATACGCATCCGCTCGGAGTTATTAGTAGCAAATCTAATAAATTTGTTTTCATAGTTCCAAATATCACAGTTACCAGTGCCATCAATCCCAACCAAAAGGCCGTCTGAGCCACCCTCGCCTGTGCCACTATTTGATATTTTTAGATATGACGAAGAATGATTGAGATGCAACGCATAATCAGGCGATGACGTTCCAATGCCTACCTTTCCAGAGCTGTCGATTGTTAAAAGGTTGGTAGCTGTGCCAGATGCTCTGTCTAAATTAAGACTGTTATTGGTGCTATCAATCCTCAGCCCATAATGAATGGTGCTGTCAGATGGTTGAACGGAAAGAGCAACATCACCTGCAGTATTACTTCTCGCCCTACGAGCTTGCACATCCCCCGAGCTGTCGATGCGTAGGCGCTCGCTGCCGCCAGCTTGAACGATTGCATTACCAGATGTACTACCGTAAACAACAGTTCCGCTGCTATCAATAACTTCTATCTGCGAATCTGAAGAAGTGGATGTAAATCTGGCGCTAATTTGACTGGACGAAACCGATAAAGGACGAGCGGGCGACGTGGTTCCAATGCCAACGCCCGTGCTGGTTTCGACCATGCTGGAAAACTCCAGCGTTCCAGCCGTTCCAGAGTTCTTCAGAAACTGCTCTGCACTCCCAACTGTTGTGGGCAACACCAACGTAATGTCCGATCCAGACGGACTGGTATCTGCTGGAGCGTCAAATGAAACGCTGCCGTCGCTGCTGCCCTTCAGTTTGATGCTCATAACTAGGCAGGATTGCTACTTGCGATAGAGGCATTGTAGGCGGCGATGACATCAGCGGTCCAGAGTGCTGCTGCGATGTCTTGCACTTCCTGCGCTTCACCAGTTACATCGTCACCAGGGTGAACAACGTGGCGGTGATGACTGCGTGCCAGTTCAACCCCATCCTCTTCAATCACCGTGGTGGTGCGGATTTGGATGACTTGATTAGGCAGGATCTCTTCCTTGAGTTCAGTGCGCTTGGTGATGGCCATTAGGAACGTTCTCCGAACGAAACAGGTTTAGGCGTAGTTTTAAGCCGTTGCGGGCTGATTTTTATGAATCAGTTTGGTAAGCAAAGGAAACACGGACCTCACTAGTGCCGACGCCTTGGATGCCGCCGGCCGAAACGTTTGACCAATCTCCGTTATCGGTGCTGCTGAGAAGATAAAATTGAGAGGTATTATCCCGGATTTCAGTAGCAACATTAAGTGTACTGTTATGATAGTCGATGTAGTACGTTGCAGGAGAGCCACCGCCTGCTCCGGTCTCATCATCGACTTGAAAAGGAAGTCCTCCGATCAAAAGAAAACCCGAACCACCTGATGAAGCTGAGCTTCGTAGTCTTATAGATACATGAACAAGGTTGCCAATTTTTGTGTAATTACCAATCTGATTTGTGTAAGTTACTGAAGAGAACGCCGTACCAGTGGTTTGAAATACTGGCGTAAACGTGCCTTCTTCATAATCGTTGAGAGCGTTTGCAGCAGCCGTGTCGCCGTTGAAGCAGATGCCGCCAGTGTCCTTAAAGAGAATCTTGGTTTCAAACGTCGCTCCGGTTTGAGTCGTTGAACGACGGAACGCAAGGTCGCCATAAGCGTGAATATCGTTTCGGATATACCAAGTTCTGCTGTCTGTACTAGCAGTGTTGTATTGATAACGTAGGGCTTCCTCAAGTCTTAGATCCCCAGAGCTGTCGATTCGCATCCGCTCAGTCAGACTGCTGCCGTTATGCGTAGAGAAGCCAATTTCACCCGTACGGCTTGAGTGGCTTGTATTGATAAAGTTAATCTGATTTACGACAAGACCATTCGAGTTATATCCTCCGATATTTGAAAAATTATTGTCAGTGCTGTCAGTGTTCGCAAGACTAATCGAACCGCCAGAGTTGGTTCCTAGGTTAGTGCTACTTGAACTGTCTGAGCTAGTAATAGAACCGCTAGCAATTCGTGTGCCAACGGTAGTAAGAGCAGTAGTTGTTTTTCCAACTAATACATTCCCAGAGCTGTCGATTCGCATCCGCTCGGTTGCGCCTGTTTGAAAGCGCATGTAACTGCTGTTGTGGTCATACAAAATCTGACCTTGATATTCGGCATCACCAGAAGTGCCATCTGAAAAGAAAATTCCTCCAAAACTAGAAGCTCCACTGCGGATTGTCATCCCACAGTTCCCACTGTTTGCAATCGTCAAATCATCGGCATTGACATCGCCTTCAGTCGTCGTGCCAATCAACAACCGCCCAGAGCTGTCGATGCGTAGGCGCTCACTACCGTTGGTAGTGAGTTGCATGTAGTTGCTGCTGTGAACATACTGAATCTCGCCAACATCAGAATCATCTGAATCACCAAATTCAACTCTTGAGTTACCTGCACTGCTTGCAAGAAATTGAATGTTAGGAGACCCGCTGCCATCACCAATCGACAGCTCTCTTGCGGGATTGGTATTACCAATACCAACATTGCCTGAGTTGTTGACGTTGATGCCACCGTCAGTGGTGGTCAGGTTCTCGATGCGGTTGGCCTTAAGGATGGACATGATCAGGCAGCCTCCAGTGCAGTGACACGCGCCAGCAAGTCGGCGTGCTGAGTTTCAAGCGTTTCAATCCTAGTCTGTGCTTCTTGGAGCGCCTTAACGGCTTTCATGTAAAGCACGGAGTAGTTGACCGACTTAGTAACCGTTCCAAGGTCATTGCCTTCCTCGTCGAGATCAGGCGATTCAGTAACAAGACCAGGCGATACCGTTTCAACTTCTTGGGCAACAACACCAAGCTGCGTGTGCGTTTCGCCCTCAATAAAATTGTAATTGCGAACGCGAATATCTTTGATGTCATTCCACTGAGAATTTGCGTCAACAATGTTTTCTTTTAGCTTAGAGTCTGATAAAGACCCATAACTATTGTTGGTGTTTGAAATGTTGCCGTTTGTCCATACACGCAATGAGACAGTGCTATTTGAATGCACTCCAGTAATTAGCGCGTGGGAAGTGCCCGCTCCAGCGGCAGATGCCATATAAGTAACAGCTTGTTCCGCAAAAAACATTGAACGGCCTTCGCTTTCTATCCTTAGCCGCTCGCTTGGGGCAACTGAACTGCCCCGCGACAAATTAAATTGAAAGCGAGTCGGTTTGCCGCTGTTTGAGTGACTGCCATCTGCAATCGCTTCAATCTGTGCGCACTGGTGATACGTGCCGCCATCGTTCCCCACAAATTTGACAGCGCCAAGAGAATTGCCACTTCCTACAGAAGAATCATTTCTGCCAAGAACTATTTCCGCTCCAGCGTTTGTATGAGTCATCTGCAGTTTTTTCTCGGCACCTGAAATAAGTTCAGATGTCGTCCCAACCAACAACCGCCCTAATGGATCTATGCGTGCGCGTTCGACGTTATCTGTTCTGAGACATAATGCACTGTTTGATTTAGCATTAGAAGAGTCAACATTGATCACCAAGGTTGAACCGTCTTCTTGAATCTCACAGTTTCCTACAGAGCTACCAGTTAATCGTAAAACAGGAGAAGTTGCATTCAAGTGCAGCAATGCTGTAGGCGAAGAAGTGCCAATCCCCACGCGCCCAGAGCTGTCGATGCGCATCCGCTCGCTGCCACCAGTCGATAACAACATGGTGTCGGCAGAAGGAAATGCAATGCCAGTGTTTGTGTCACTGACATTGGCAAACATTGGGTTTACTGCGTTGCCGCCATTTCCAACAAAAATGCGGCCACCAGAGTGCATCGAAAGATTTCCACTGCTGACTGACACGCCCGAGTTGTTGACACGCATCCGCTCGGTTGACGTTTGCGACGCTCCAGTTGTGCGGAATCTAATGTCGTCATTACCACTTCCTCCGCCAAGCAAGATGTTGCCGCCAGGATAAGTGGCTCCGCCTTGAATTTGCAGGGTTCCGCCAGAACTGCTGCTAAGCAATGTGTTACCAGTTGCAAGCCTTACATCGCCATTTACGTCAAGTTTTGACTGAGGACTTGAATTGTTGATGCCAACATTTCCATTGCTAGCGATGCGCATCCGCTCAGTGAGAGAAGATGTGTTTCTGAACTTGAGCGTTCCATCAACTAAGGATTGAATATAGGCAACACTTGTTGAAACAGTTTTGAAATGCAGTCCACCTATATTGTCTGACGCACTTGTTCTGTCTGATTTAATTTCAACAGCAGAATAACCAGCATCTGCAACCATCAACTTAAATTCAGGGCTGGTGCTACCAATCCCCACTTTTCCCGAGCTATCAATCTTCAGCCGTGCCGTTCCACCAGTGACAAGGTTTACTTCGTCCGTTCCACACTGCAGCCCGGTATCAGCATCTGCACCTGCATAAGCAGGAGCCGCAACAGAGTTGGTGCCGTTTAGTTTGAGAGCCATATTTAGAGAATGACGAGGATCGCGCCAGACGGCACCGTCACTGTAGCTCCACTGTTAATCGTGGGCGATACCGTAGTTCCGTGCTTGCCAGCGCTTAGTTCGTAGCTGGTAGTAACGGTCTGGTCTGTCTCAACAACCCATTGGTCAGAACCACCGCCAGTGGCTCCAGTTGCAGCATTAGCCCAGCTAATTGCACCCGATGCGCCACCACTTGTTAAAACCTGGCCTGATGTTCCGTAGTTAGCGCCTGCAATACCCACCTGGCCAGCTGGGCCAACACGGACACGCTCAGTCCCTTCTGTGGTGACCTTGAAGTGCCCATCACTGCCTGTATCAACAACCTCAGCCTCTGTATTGCCTTCAGTGATCTTGTCGGTATCAGCTGCTGTTCCGCTAGAAGCTGCGGTTAATCGGCCTTGAGCATCGACAGTGATGCTGGCAAGCGTATAGCTACCAGCGCTAACGCTTGTGTCCGCAATCTTGGCGGCTGTTACTGCGTCGTCCGCGATGTAGTCAGTGGCAATCGCAGTGCCGTTCCAGACGCCAGTTGCGATAGTGCCAACGCTGGTCAGGCTTGAGCTGACAACAGCGCTGCCCAGGCTGGTTGCATCTAAAACCTTGGTGCCTGCAATGCGGAACTCTTTGCCCGAAGCGATATTGACGTGCTCAGAGAAGTCCCAGCTATCAGTGCTGTTTGTCCAAATGATCGTGTGATCTGTAGCGCCCTTCAGCGTGATGCCACCACCATCAGCAGTGCTGTCCGTTGGAGTGGCAACGCTGCCCAGTTCAAGGTTCTTGTCGTCGATCGTGACTGTCGTGCTCTCAACAGTCGTGGTCGTACCACTAACGGTTAGATCACCAGAAATCGCAACATTACCGCTGCCATCAACGGTGAAACGCTGTGTTCCACCCGTACTAATGCCAACCGTATCCGTGCCAGCTAGATAAACACCGTTTGCCGCATCTGAGCTAAACGCCAACGCTGGCGCGGCTGCCGTTCCATCAGGCACTGTACGGAACAGATTGGTCGCTGTAATTTTTTTGGTCTCGTCTGCGCTTACGTCAACGACAGGCAAGACATCGGTTGCTGCCAAATCAGTGGCAGCGTTTAGTTCCGTAATCTTCTTATTTGCCATGACGCTTACGTTTTGATGACGTACATCATTGCAATGTTACGGGGTCTGGCATCGGTAGCACCATCGTTGGCAATCGACGTAGACACCGTGATACCAGTCGTTTTGCTATTGGTGTTGCCCGTGCTGTTGGCATTGCCATCCGTGCCAACACCCAAGTTCCTTGGCTCTTGATAGTTCGATCGCACCACAAAGTTCTCAGTGGTGTGGAAGTGCCCTGGGTCGGTAACGGTTGAAGTGGCTGTGTGGTTGTGAGATTTGTTTTGATCAGCCTGAGAAGTGGCAAAACTGCGGCCACTGTCTACTCCGCGACTGTCGTCCCAACCACGCACAAACTCACCACGCAGGTCTGGCACGTTGAACGTGCTACTGCCGTCACCCGCACCAAACGCCGTTCCAATCGTAGAAAACAGGTCTGCAAAAGTTGTTCGGCTAAGTGCTGCGCCATTGCACTTCACGTAACCCGTAGGCACAGTGGTGGTCGCCATCAAGTGAACCGATCCAGTCGGCACTGCTTGAGGCAAAGCCACAAAGCTGAGGTTGCCACTGCCGTCTGTCTGCAACACGTCATCCGCGTTGCCATCACTGCTAGGCAGCGTCAGCGTTATGTCGCTTGACGCATCGTCTGGAGCGCGAAGTGCAACAAAGTTGCTGTTGCTGGTATCGCGGAACCTCAGTGCTTTGCGATCACGAATCGTGATGCCGTTGCTGTCGAAATGAGCGCGACGTGTCCCACCAGTAACGATGCTGAAATCGTTGGCAGCGTTTCTGAAAACTCCGGTATCGGTATCGCCGCTAAAACGAAGCGGCAAGCTGCTGACCGTTCCGGCTGGCACGCCAACGTTGCCAGTAAAAGTGGGGCTTGCTGCTGTCGATAGACCGAGGTTGGTCGCAGATAGCGTTCCAACAGTGATAAACGCATTGTCTGCTGCGTTGCGGATCTTCAACGCATCGTTATTGGTATCAGCCCACCACATGAACGCTGTGGTCACTGAGGGCTCAGACGACCCAGAGTTATTGCTAAACAGCGCGTCAAAATTGTTGTTTAGGTCGGCACGGACATCACTGCCGGTGGCGTTTTGGATTTGCTGGTCAGCTTGTGCCATTAGCCTCTACCGTGTCCGACAGCGTTCCAACGCACCGATCGAGCTAGGCGGGTGGTGCCATCACTAGCATAAACCGATACGTCAAATCCGGTAGCGGCAAGATTCTCGATTTTGTAGAACTCGCCGGAGTTAGTAGCGTTGAAAATAATGCCAACAGACGGGTCTACATAGAACCCATTGCCCGTTCCAAACGACACTGACACGTCAGCACTGGTGCTAGTCGTCACCGTGCCAGACAAACTGCGATAAGGCATCAACGCTTTGACACGCAGCTGGTCAACTGCAATCTGCTCATCACTGCTGCCAGTCTCAAACTCAGCCTTCAGTTCAAAGGCACGGCACTTGATCTCTGCATTATTGAAATGCCGCCAAGTTGTCCAAGTCGGAGAGCCTGACGGATCATCTTCGGTTGTTCGCACGTAAAGCTTGACATCACAGTCGGTTGGCGTCGTGCCGTCAAAATCTGTGATCGAGTCGAAGTCTGGAGCGTTGTCAATCAGGTTTGTATTGGGGAAGAACGAACGAGCACGCAAGGTGCTTTCAAGCCGCAAACTGCCCACCTTGCTCAAGGTGTATGGATTGCCGTTGAACTGGTACTCACCAGATGTATGCAGCACTGAACCGTTTGCTGCTAGCTCCAGCTCTTGCTCAACACTGTCCACGGACAAGTTCGTTTTCGTCCCAGGGAACGTCGGATCTTCTGTTGCAGACAGCGCGGCCACCTCTTCCGCACTATCAAGCTCTGGTTTGACGTACTCAATAAGCGCAAAGTTCTGACTTTCGCGACCGCCGGAGTCAACGAACTTCATTGAATACGTTCCACCCTTCAAGTCCGCATACGCTTCCGTTGCGGATCCTGCGATCTCCTCAGAGATGCTGGTTGAGTTGCTCCACGTCACGTTGGACGTGTTGGGAGAATGACGCAGCCTGACGTGACCACCATTTCGCACGTCAAGGTCAAGAGATTGCCGCCAAGTCAGCTTGGCCTGCCCATTGACCGGAATCATGTCAAAGTCAATGTAATTAGCGTCAGAGCTGCTCGTAATCAGCTGCGGTGGAGCGGTTTTGCCTGCAATCGCAAAAGTATCTGTCGTAATCGTGCTACCACGATTCAAATAATTCCTTGCCTGCACCTGCACTTGGAGATTGCCAGCTCTGATGTCACGGATCGTGATTGACGGTGATGCCGTGATCAAGGTCTCAAAGTTGTCGTCATCAACGCGATATTGAACACGGAACTCGCTGATGTTGACGCGATCATGCTCCCAACTGACTGACGCACCAACAAACACGCCTTGGCCTGTCTCGTAGAGAAACTCTTCGACCGAAATCGCACCAACAGGGTTTGGGGTGGCCGACAGATTTGTAATGTCCCGAGTCGTTAGCTCGTTGTCAGACTCAATCGCGTCGTAGATCGTGGCGTTGTAAGCAGCTGCACTAACGCCATAAACACCCTCTTCAGACTCAGCAACGGAAATAACTCTGAATTGCTGAGACTGAATGTCTGACGTTTGCACCAGAAATACAGCACCAGCCGTAGGGACTTGACTAAACGCAGACGTAACGTCAATCCTTGCCGTTCCATTCGTTTCAATGTGAATACCACCAGCCGGGATGCTGCGGGTTTCAGCAATTCCGCTTGGCAACATGACTGACACCTTTGGGTCGTTGTCACTGGTTGCCACGCTGGGACTGAGGTTTGTACTGCTATCAACAGTCAGCTCAGTTGTTGTGGCAGAACGAACGCGGCCACTACGACGAACACCGGCTCTAACCGGATCAGCAATATCTACAACTTGCCCAGGGCGAAGAATAATTCCGCTTTCAATGCCAACAGCAAACTCAACTGTTTCAGTTAAATTTTGCTCTGACAAAAGCGCCCACTTGCCAATCCTGTGCGCTTGTCCTTGGCTGTAACAACCAACAGCCTTGATGTCCTTGTTGATGATGCCGTACTTGGCTACAGCATCATGGTCTTCAACATACTCATACTCTGTGTCGCCCTGTGTGTCGTAGTTTTGATAGGCAACTGTTGCAACCGTATGACGGGCCTTTTGCGACGTTCCAGCGTATGTAAACAACCCGTCGATAACGTTTGAAGGGCCAAGTGCATAACTTGAGTCAGTTGGCTTGTCTTGGCTAAGAACCAGAGAGCCTGCGTCGTAATAAGCAATTCCTCTAAAAATAGCTGTCATCTCCTGGATGACGTTGTAAACCTCAGCACGACTGTTAATCAGCATGTTGAGGCTAAAACGCGGCTCTTCGCCGCCTTTGCCATCGTCAACAAGAGCGTTGCAATACTGACTTACAGAAAAGAAATCATACTTATCAAGGGTGCTTTCAGGAATTCCTGCGCCGTAGCGAGTTGAAATCAGCAGATCGTACAAACACCACGCTGGATCATTAGTCCAGGTAGCGGCTTGGAACGTTCCGTCCCAAATGCCGGAATACGTAATTCGTCCCAAATGCGTTGTGGTGTCTACCGTTGCATTGCTTGGGATTTTGACCTTGATCCCACGAATCAGATACTTACGGCTCGGAATGCTACTGAACTCACGCGAGTCAAAACGCAAAGCAACTAGCGCAGAGTTTGGGTAGCTGAACTTCTCGTCAATAATTTCAGTAAAGCTTTGAAAAATGGTGGTGCTGGCTCGCTTTTGGCTTGTTTCATCAGCACTGACGCGCACCATCCGAACTTGAACGTTGGTGCTGCTGCTTAGCGCAATCATGTAGTCACGCTGATAGCGGTTGCTGCTTTTGCCGCTAATCGTGTCTGTAACTACGTCGTTAAAGCCGCCGCTATCGTATTGAATTTGAATTTTAATTTGAACAGAGTGACCAACAATATCGCCATCATCTTCAACTTTTTGAAGACTAGGTATTGTCAGCGTTACACGAAGACGATCAACTTCTGTGCCCTCAACGTTTCGAGTCACAGAAGAGCTATTTGTTACCTCAACACCAACTGCTCTTTCAGCCTGTGTAGACCCAAACTCTCCAGGGATATGTGTTTGAGCTTGCGTGCCATTTCTTGTAACAACCGTGTAACCGGAAAAATTATTCGTGCCATCCGCGTTTTGGACTGGCGTGTTATCTAGAAAAATACTTTTGTTGCCGTCGTCTAGCCCTTGGATTTCGCCTTCGCTCACCAAGTCCAAAACATTGGCGAACTGAATCGACTGCAGAGTGTCGTCAGCTTCTGTGCCGCCGCTGCTGTTGCCGCCGCCTTTGCCGCCACCAGCGCCTTGGATGTACTTGGTCTGTGTCATACCTGTTTCTGATCAACGTCGAGGCTGCTGGACAGCACCGCCGAACCAACAAACACACGCCCGTAGGCTATTGGCACAGGCATCCCTTGACGACTGGTATTGACGACGTTGGAAAACGTAAACGACTCCAGCTGGACCGCTTCATCAAGAGCCGTGTTAGGCGGTTGCGGTGAAATGACCTGTGCAATGCCTTGAAGCGTTAAGGCAACACCAACGTTTGCACCAAAAGCAGCCAGTTTTGCGCCAAACGCTGCGCTCTTTGCGGTAACCACTCCTCCTGAAAAAGCAAGTGATCCGCCTTGTGTAGCAATCGCAGTAGCAACTAAAGCAATCCCAGCAAGAATTCGGCCAAATCCTCGTCCCGCACCAGCGACCACAGGTGCAATGCTAAACACCTCTTGATCGCTAAAAGGCATCAACAAGGGAGCAAAATTTTCCTCAGTTACCTTCTCTTTGCTGACTGTTACCCGATAGCCAACACCATCGTTTTCACTGTCAATTAACCACTTGTCCAACCCTGGAAAGTTGACGCACAACGCTTTAACCGCCTGCGCTGGTGTCGCTACATCAAACTCAAAACGGCATTGACCAAGCCGTTTACGCAAAGCGCCATAGACCTTAACGACTTTCATGCCTCAAGGCGCAGGCAGTGCTCTTCCCATAGTAACCGCCATAAAGGTCTCGGCTAGACAGCCTGCCTTGCACATGATGCAACACCTGCTGATCACCCATATAAATCGCTGCGTGGTTCGGCAATGGCGAGACCAAATTCATCAAGATCAGATCACCGGGCTGCACTTCTTCCACTGGGATCTTGCGAAAGCCCTCTGCAGCAAAGTTGTCCATATACAAGTTCTCTCCACGATCCCAGAACTTGTCTTGGCGGTGATAGTCCCGTAGTTGGATCCCGTACTCCCTTGCGTACCAATCGCGCACAAGCGTGTAGCAGTCCACCACGCCAAACGAAAACTCCCGCCCCACATACGGCAACTCAAACCCCTCCGGCTCGCAGTATCCCCAAGCTTCAGTGTTTGGATTGACGATGAACCACGGCAGCTCTGACTTTTCGCAGGCCACTCGATCAGCTGTAGATGGCTGAGGATTTGTAATCGGGTGACTGTGGACAATCGCCACCACCTCACCTTGATCTTCTACTTCGTTCCAACCGCTAAGAACAAAGTGCTCATCAGGTGTTTCAGCGATGTTCTGGCACGGGAAATACTTGCGCCGTCCTTTGACAACAGCAACCAAGCCGCAACACTCGCGAGGGGCTTCAGCCTTGGCGTGCTCCAAGATCTCAGCCTTCATGGCTGCTGACAGCCGCATCATTTAGTCAGACCCGCTCCAGGGAATGACCCGAATGGAAGCTCGTTGTTATCGCCAAAACGGCACTTGCAGCTAGCAATTCGTTTGCCGCATACATCCTCAGCATCGGTTGTCACACCCTCGTTATTTACGTCAAAACGCCTGAAGTTGACTCCATCAATATCTTTGCCTGGCCCTGTTGAAGGGTTATAGCCGCATTCCGATGACTTGTAGATCCACTGACAGACGTTGGCAATGACCTGACGCTTGGGCAGCTTTTGACCGGCCAAATCAAACTTGCTAGCCAGCTCAAACGTCACTGTGTCGCGTGACTCGCTTGCTTTGCGGTCAATAAACCAACGCTCCTGCGGAAACTGAGCGTTTGGATCAGGGACTCCACTTGGGTTACCCAGAGTTTCAGCGTTGAAACTGTCTCCATCCTGCGTTGTCAACGTGTCGCCATCCTGCGTGATCGCAACGTTCTCAAAGCGAAAGTTGACATCATCAAGGTATTTCTTGAGCGTGCGAATACGCCTAACCTCCGCTCCACCAAGATCGTTGCCTGCTGTTGTGGCATTAACCAGTGCCAGCAACACCGACATGGTGCTGTCCAAATTACTGACCGTCAGTGTTGGACGTGGCAACGTTCCAGTGCTGGTCTGCTCAAAGCCCTCCGCTTTTACTGGCAGCCGCGTGTACTCATTGCCGCCAAAAACTACGTTGACATCTTGGTTACGGTCGTTTCGACTCATGCCAGCGTGCCAGCGATATACGTCTGAACTGCCGTGCAGAGTGCTGTCTAAACGCAGTTCAAACAGCTCAATAACAGCACTAGGCGCAAGCTTTAACAGCTCGTCGTAAACACTGCTAATCGCAGTCCAGACACACGTTCCGTCAGTGACGGTACTGCCTATATCAGTGGGCCATGCTGGCTCTGAACTACCTGTCGTTCCAGCGGTGGTGCAGCGAAACCACAAGCCCGTTCCATACGAAACAGTGGGGCGACGAACGTCGCCAACAGAGAAATCAGCACTAGCGGCCCAAACTTCTACTGCCATTACGGTTCAAAGACTTCGCGAAACGTTGTTTCGATTGTGGCGCGATTCAAGTACGGAATCGACTTGCTCCACTCTTCACAGATAAATTTGGAACTACTGCTCTCTCCTGGTGGCGTGAAATCAAAAGGAGCGTTGTCGTCTGCACGCGCATCCAAAAACTCTTCAATGGTGTCAGCGTCGGCTTCTGAAACAACAAAAGTCAGGTTGTACGTCTTAGGGTTTTGATTGAGGCCAAAGGTCAGTCGGGCTTCGTAACCGTCAGCAAATTGCACCCTACGAATGCTTGGGGCGCTGCGTTTTTGAATGCCGTAGGTCGGTGTGATTGACGGGAAAGTAGCCATCAGCTTGCAAGGAGACCGCCAGGACGTTTTTGCTTGATTAGCTCTTGTTGCACAGCAACGCCGATTGCCTTGCCAAGTTGCGAAGCCTGATCAGCGTTGCCCTCAACAGACGAACCAGAAGCATCCACGTTCACCGTCACATTAGCGCTGCCCATTGCGTTATTTGAAACGATGTTGCCCTGCGCTCCAGGGACAAACAACTCAGGACCACGCTCGCCAACCATATAAGGACGACCAGCGCCAACCGCTCCACCAAGTGCTCTTTGAGCAATAAGTGTTGGTGGTGTAAACAATCCTTTTGGATCAGACAGCGTTCCCCCGCTTAAACCGGGAGCAAGGCTTGGAATGGTGCCCGATTTGCTTGCTGGTGTACTTGAACCTCCACCTCCAAGATTGGGCGAGAAAAAGCTCATGAACAGCTGAACCGCCTGCATTTTGAGCTGAGCTGCAATCATCTGTGCAGCCATATCAAGGAAATGATCGGCTGTGCGCTGGAACAAATTAGCCAACGCCTGTTGAGCACTCATACTGCCGTCAACAATGCCTCGGAATGATTCGCTAAATGCATCGCCCAAAGTCGTTGCCAGGCTTATTGCTTGGAACATGGGGTCATTGAGCTTTTCAATTTGCTCTCGAGTCTCCTTAAGGAACGTATTGATTAGATTTTTTTCTTCGGCCAACGCCTTCATCCGCGTCCTTATCTCATCCAGCTGCGGCTGAGACAGCTTGTCATCTTCTCTCAGCTTCCTAAGCGCTTCTTCAATGCGAAGACGCTCTCGCTCTTCTTCAGTCGTAGCTCGAGCAAGAGCCAGTTGATGGTCAAGACTTTCAATCGTAGTCTCAAACTTTTCTTGCCTCTTGCGCTGCAGTTCCCCCAACTCACGCTCCACATCTCTATGAGCAGCAAGCTTTTCAGTGGCTGCTCCGATGTTGATTGCATCCTTTTCGCGTTGGTCTGTAACCCCAGCAAGATCCTTGAGACGTTTGCCTTCGATCTCAGCTATTTTTTGTTCACCTTGCAGTCGAATGACAAGTTGCTGGTCCTCAACAGCGTTTGCAGCAGCAATCTTGTCCTTAAACCGAGAAACATCAATTACCGCTTGACGTTCAGCCGCAAGCTGACCCAACCGTTTTTGCAGACGTGTTTCTTCTCGCTCTTCTTTTGTAGGACCAGTTGACTTAAAACCTAACGTGTCATCCAAGGTTGTCTGACCAGTTACATCAATTGTTTGCCGCAAGGCTGCTATCGCAGGGTCCTGAAGAACTCTTTGCTTTACATCTGTTGTAAGTTTGCCAATTACTGGGTCTGTAGATTGATTGTTTCTGAGAGCACGTTGCCTTTCTGGGCTAGTTAGCGCACGAGTGCCGCGCTCTCTAGCAACAATTGCCTCAAATTGAGCCTTAGCATCTCCCGTTAAAGAGTCGCGAAGACTTCCAAACTGCACGTCAGTTGATACGCCACCTAAAACCGTATTGATCGCACTAAGCAGTTTGGCCAAAGGTCCGGCAACAAAGCCTCCAACGGCCACAAACAGATGATTGATCGTTTTAAGAAACTCTTTGACCTCACCGCCAAGGACTTGAAAGCTCTCAACAGCGTTTTTACCAATCTGACTGGCAAGATCTTTTGTCAAAAGCGTTGCAAGCTCTTGCATTTTGCCTTGCTGTTCTAATTCAAAAGCATGTTTTTTGACCGCATCACTACTAAACAAGTTCTTTTCACGGAACATCTCTAACGTTCCAGAAGCTGATGTCAGCGACTTGCCAATATTTGAAACACCAGCAATGAATTGATCAATCTGCTGACCAACAGCGCTCAATCCAATTTGAGCAGCTAAGCCGCCTCCAAGCGCTCCACCTAACGCACCACCAACTACAGATCCTGGACCACCACCAAACAGCAGAGGGAAGCCTGCACCAAGAGCAGCATCCCCAATGCGCCGATTGCGACGTTTTGTTCTTGCTGTTGCTGCATCTTTACGCGCCTTTTCTCGCCTCTTCAGCTCACGATCAAACGCCCTACCCGCTTTTTCACCCTCTTTTATTTGACGCTGTGCCAGCTTCTCAATGTCATCAATTTGGTTTTTAAATTCAATTTGATCAAGGTCCAGCTTGGCTCTAGATACTTGTCTGTTTACTCGCCTTCTGTAAGCAGCGGCTTGGTCAGTTGCTCTTTTCTCTAAAGCAGTCCTGCGCCTAACCTCTTGTTCAACCTGTTTCGCAGCTTGATCTGCAGAAGCTCTGGTTACAGGTCTTGCAGTAAGCGGTGAACTTGGCGCTCTGAATCTGCCAGCAAGCAACTTAGCTTCATCAGCTCCCGCAATCATGGAAGCTCGGCCTAGTTGACGTAACGGCCCAAAAACACTTTCAGGGCCTACACCAGCTCTTAATTGTCCTTGGAACGCTCTTTGACTTTCCCTAGATGCCCGACGACGATTTGCTTCAGCCCGACGATCATCTCTGTCAGCTCTACGTTGGTTTCTAGCAACTTGTTTATTAAATTCAGCAATTTGCTTAGGAGAACCAGCCATCGTGGCTGTTCCTTGAATAGGACTCGACGGGAATCCCTTGCGCTGTTCCTTGAGAATGCGCAGCTTCGACTGCTCTAACTCAATAGTTTTTTGCAGCAGACGGAATTCCTTCTGAGCGCCCGCAAAACGACCTCTAGCCTGCTCAGTCGTTGCTTTTCCAAGCTGTTTTCTTAACTTTGCAACGTTGAGGCCCTTGGCCTCCATTTCGTTGATTCTATTAGCCAGCTTTGCTCGTCTGTCTTGAGCCTTAGCTCGAGCATTGATGTCATCCGCAAGTTGACGACCTTTAGGCCGCGTTGCGTCAAAACCTTTCGCACCAGACTGACTAAGCAGCCGCAGCCGTGCTCGTGCTTCAGCAGTTATTCGCTTGTTTAGTCTTAACTCTTTTTCGTTGAGAGCAATACTTCTGGTAAGCGCACGAGTCCTTCTTTCAGAAAATTTATCTTGTATGCTTTGAATGTTTTTTGTCTTGGCGGTTAACTGAACAATTCCTTTTTCAGCAGCTCTTAATTCTTCAGAACTAGGCAATAGCCCAGCAATTCCAGGCTTTCTGCGAGAACCACCGCCTTTAGGCTTTCCAATTTTGGCTACTGTCCTGTCTATCTTGCCAAGTTCGCGCTCAATCTCTTGGCTGTTAATCTTGATATTGACTTCGTACTCAGCGGCCACGACTAACCCGAAGACATTGCCTTCAGGTTAGCGTACCTTCCGAAACTGAGCCTGTTGACGAGACCTCTCCATCTCCTTCTCTTCTCGATCAGCTTTGACAGAGAGGTAAGCGCTCCAACCGGTCAACTCTTCGAGCGACATCCTGGCTCGTAGATCGGCCAGCGTCATTCCAAGTTTTTCAGCGACAAAAAACTGCAGAAACAGGTAGTTGTCCTTCTCAAGCGTCGCTTTTAAGCTCGTCCGCTTCTTCCACCTCGTCCAGACCTTGCATCTTGGACATGATGTCCAGCACGATGCTCATCGGGAGTCGGTTTTGAATTTTGGCGCGGTCGCCATCGGAAAAAACTCGATTACCAGCCTCGTCCTCCGCTTTGCGGATCAGCATTTGGATCGCAAAATCCAGGTTGTCCTCTGTACGTCCCAAGTTCAACGCCTTCATGGTCTTGTTGATCGAGTCTCGATCAGCAATCGTCAAAGGCTTCCAGTACAGCTTGAGAACAACCTCGCCACCCTTTTTGATGGTGTAGCTGCTGCGCTCTTCGACGCTAAACGCCTTACACAGCATGTCGATTGCGCGTGCTTCAGCCATAAATCCTGGTCAACTATCACAATATAGCTTATCCCAGGCGAGTGGCTTTAAACGCTTTATCTAAATCTCCAAGCAAGCCGCCTGATTTTGTATAAACGTTGTACCAGTTAGGGTTTTCATTTTTAGCAGTAAGTTTAAAGCCAGCTTCTTTATGTTCAGCGTAAGTGACATCTCCACCGCTTCTACGAGGTACGGTGGCGTTTGGCCTGTTTACGGCAAAGCCTGCGTAAGAAGCAGAGTTGCCAACATACATCGGTTGAGCAAGGGCAAATTTCATTGAAGTCTGACCACCACCCATAACCATGCTGGTGACAGACGGCTTTGGAACACTTGTTTTTTTAGGTATTCCCGTAAAGTCACGAGTCATTCCAGCACGATCATCAACAGGTCTTACTGGAGAGCCGCTGATCCTCCATTTTGTTCCAAAACTAGAAGTCCACCACGGTCCTTCACTTTGCAAAGAACGCACGATGATTGGACCAGCAGTCTCACGACCTGTCTCAATCAACTTACGAATGTCCTTGGTAAACTCCGTGATTGGCTTAGCCATTAGATCGCAGTAAACGTACAGCGCACCACACTGACAAAATGACTGTTGTTTTCTTCAGCTACAGCGGTTGGTCCAGTGATTTGACCAACACGCGGTTTTACTGAATAAGTGTCCGTGTAACCAGACGCATTTACAGAGGTCAACCCATCAATAACTGACTCTGCAATCGCAGCAGCTGCAGCACTACCCTTGTTTCGTGGCGTGAAAATGCCGCATTGAACCGTTCCAGCGTATTGATCAACGGCTGCACCGTGCGCTTGGATTGTGGCTTGGTCAAAGTTAATCGTGACCAGCACGTACTTTTTGGTTTTGCCGGGTGCTGTGAACGGCATGTTGTCGAACACCACTGAAACCGTGTTATCGGCGTCTGTCACTGCAGTGTTTATGGCAGCTTCAATTGCAGCCCTGGCGTTTACGAGCGTCATCAGAACACCACCCGAAGGATATACATGTACTCTTGATCGCCTTTGTACGTGCGAATGTCTTGAATCTTGGCGGTGCGGCTGGATCCTGCGTAAGTCAGGCTGATTTCGTCTTGAAGCGTGGCCTGATTGTCTCCAATCTGATCAGGCGTGATATAGAGCTTGGCAACGTTTTCTTGATAACCCGCCTCCTCGTCCGAGTTTACAAACTCCATTGGAGCGTCAAACGAGTAACTGGTGTCTGTTGAAGTGACTGCACCGGTACTAATGTTGTAACTAGGAGATGCCTTGCGGGTGTACGTGATCGTGTGATCAAACGACTTACCTAAGTCAGCAATGACCTGCTTAGCAACATTCTTGAAAAGCGTGTCGAGTGCGCCTGCCATCTCAACCCCTCACAACGCGGACAGAATACGAGCCACTGCCGCCCAGACAATAAGCGCCGAGATAAGACTGAAGCCAAGGATAAACGTCGAATACGTTATTAACAGTTCCAG